TGAGCATTGTAGGTGCTGTAGCTATATGAGCTGAATCAAGAAGTGCACGAAGAGAGCCGGTAAGAGCGGCACTAAGACCACCAATAAGATGAGGTAGACCAATTGCATAAGCACCTCGCCAAGGTATGAATTTGAATTCAACCAGCCAGTCAAGCTTGTCCATCGTATCATCGCCAAACTCCCAATTACGATACAAACCCACGACTTCAGTCAGGGTTTCATCAACCATCAAGATGTAAGGAGCACGATCGCCTTTGGAGAAGCTATCATCTTCTAGTTCTAGCCATACGTAAATATGGAATACTCGGCGAATGCCGTCAATATTCATACCTGAGCTCTTTTTGCCTTCAATCTTATCGTTGGCTTTTTGTGGCTTAGTTTGCTCAGGCTCTTCACTTGGCTTATAGATGCTAACATCACAGTACAAGCCACGACTAATTCGCAGCTCAAACTCTTCCTCAGTAATGTCATTAACCTCAGTTACGCGGCTTGCTGTGTAAAAGTTAGCCGCTGCAAAAGGTAGATATATGTTATCGATTGGCGTGAACTCAACGCAGGGTCTACGTTTTTGGTCATCATACCAGATCTTAAGGTACTGAGAGCCGCCTAATGGTTGCTGTGTAAGTAGTTGCTCCAGCTCGTCGCGGTATTCCTCAATCTGCTCGGTCAACTGCCAGTTCATGAAGTCCCGCTTGCGCTCAGCACGCTCGGTCTTCTCTTCAGTTACCTCGCCTATGATCTTGGTACGAACCGGCCCATCAGGTGGAAATAGTTCTTTAATGGCTCGAGCTGAGAAATCAACGCAAGCCTCAGCCATTACTGGGTGAACTACTTTAGAGGCACCCATAAACTGTGCACCGCCGGGGGCGTCATGGCCTAATCCTGTACGGCGTAAGCCTTCTTCATACTGCTTGTCACGTTCTTCCCGTGCTTCTTTGTCTTTTTCTACAAGATCAATATACTTAAGCGCCATGCTTGATAGCGTAGAGCGATCAAGTGAATCTGCCAAGTTCTCATAGAAATCAGGATCATCTTCTGGACCCTTAAATCTATCTTCAGGAATCTTGATGATAGCTCCACCATCAGGTTGCATCTCAACATCATTGTCTTGGTCAAACATCTCAAAGATAGAAGGGTCATCCTTCTCTTCATCTTCTTCCGCCTGTGGACCTATAAAGCGGTTATACTCTGTTGGAATCGGCATTTCTGTAGCCATGGTTATTTTCTCCGCATCATAAGTTCGTATTGCATTTGTTCAACGCTAGGAATAGTGCGTACTGTACCACCTTTTTTGTGCTTACGAATTCGACCACCATCTTTACGCCCTTCAGGCGGAAGCGTAGCATCAACGCCGTATCTTCTAACAATGGCAGCCAATCTACGACGCTCAGCATCTGTAAGATCAGTAAGTTCACCACCAACCTCGTCATCTAAAATAATTTGTGCAAATGCTTCCGTATCCATTGGGTCAGGCAAAGGCGTACCCTCTTCAATTGCGTTGTCTATAACATCACTAAGCATTGTGTATAACTCACGATCACGAGCAGTAAGAGTCTCTGCTCTACCTGCAATACCAAACACGTTATCAGCAACTGGATTAAACAAGTCGTTAAACGTATACTGTGGTAGTGCGTTTTCATTAGGCATGAACTGACGAATAGCTGCAATTGCTTCTCTAATCTTACTAGCATATTCAATCAATTGCGCAGCAGTAAGAGTGCCCATTTCTAAGTGCACGCGTTCTGCGTTTATGACGTGCTCTGATAGTCTAGTAGAAATAATACTTGCAATATCTTCTGGGGTTCTAGCTTCAAGTCGCAAATCTTCAATCTGACGAGCAAGGCCTTCTTGCACTTCTGCCAACATTGCATTAACTTGTGGATCGCCATTTGCACGATCTGGAGTTAAAGGCATTTGCGCAGTAACAGATAGTTGATCTACTTCTTGAGCACGTGGTTGTGTTTGCGGCGCTTCACGACCTACAGACGCAAGCTCATCTGCAATATGGTCCAACGCTTCATACACATCTTGTCTTACATCTTGCATTCTACGCCGTATGTTCATCACAAACGCAGTAAGCTGATCGCCAGGGTCTAAATGCTCTGCAATATTTTCAATAATGTCAAACGCACGATTTGCAACATCTTCACCATAATCGTTTTCTATGTTTCTTATTGCATTGTGAATTGCTTGACGCGCAACTGCAGTATCAGCAGTAAGATTTTGCATTGCCTGCATGCGTTGCGGTGCTTCTTGTGCAAGCAATGTTTCTAACGCATTAGACACAGATTCTGCAAATGGTTGTCTAAGCTGCTCAGGCAGTCGACGAATACGCGCATCATCAAACACGCCATTACGCAAGGCGTAGATTGAACCTTGTACACCGGGCTCGTTTAACTGACCTTGGTTTACACGTTCTTGCTCAAGCAACTCACGCGCCATATCCAACGCATCTTGTGGCGTAAATGCTTGTTGTTGTGCGGGTTCAATTAGTTGATCATGCACTCTTGCTAAATTGCCGTATGCGTCATCTAAGCGACCACGAAGTATGTCGGCTTCAGCGGCGTTAAGCCCACGATCAGCTACACGATTAGGGTCGCTAAGCACTATAATCTCAGATCTAATACGTGCTTGTAAGTTCTCTGCAATCTCATTTGCAGGAATACCATTACCAAATAAATTAGTAGCCATACCATCTAGTAAGTCTATAAACTCACTTAATGCATCATTTGTATTGTTAAAAGCAGTGTTTGGGTCAAGAGCACTTCCATATGCGCCTGTAATTTGCCGATTTCGATTGTTAATGTTTTGCTGTACTTCAGCAGGCAAGTTTGCACGTTGCGGTGCAACCACAGGTGCAGGTAACCGCTCTTGAACTGGTGGTGGTATTGCAGGTTGATTACCTTCAGGCGGCATTGTGCTAAATCGTATGTTGCCAAGCGCTGTTTCAAGACGATGACGCACCATCATGTTTTCAGCATTTGTAAGACCGGTTGCTTGCGCACCATTCGGTTGATCGGCTAACCGCACTAATAAACGAAAATGCTCTCGTATTTCGTCTGATATACCTGTTGCAACTTCTGCAGGCGTAATTACTACGTTGTTTAATTCAACCATGCGATTGATTAAGGTATCACCATATTGCGATAAGTATGCATCAGCAGCAGCACTGCCCGTATTTGGCGTAAATGCTGTTCTAAATGCATTTAAGACGCCCTGAGTTGTAACTTCACCTTGTGGTGCTGCAGGTTGCACAAATGCTGCTTCAGGCTCTTGTGCAACTAACGTTGTCACCATATCTGCAAGCCCACGCAATGCAATCTCAACTAATTCAGAATCTTCCAATTCTGCAGCAACACGTAAACCGCGTGCAAATTCTTCAGCCTGATCCGCATCAAGCTGATTTACTCTGTTATTGGTTACATTTTCAGCAACACGATATGCAACTGTCTCAACTCGATCAGCAATTTGTGCGCCTTCTTCTCTACGAACGCGATTGATAAAGCTATCAAGATTTGCGTCAGGGTTACGCTGTGCTCGAGCCTGTACAGGCGGTGGCAATGCTTGTGCAGGTGTAGTTGCTGGTAGATTTGCTGGATGCGTTTCATCAGGCTCAAAGAAGTTATTAGGCAATTCTGTAAGTTGCTCAGGCTCATCAAGCCCTTCATTTGTATCCACAATATTCAGCACAGCAGTAAATGTTGTATTTAAACGCCCACGAGCAATGTTTGATTCTTCCCGTGTAAGTGCATATCTATTTATAGTTTCCCCAGCAGTGTAGTCTTCAACCAACTCACGTATGCGCTCTGAAATCATATTCGCCACATGCATTGCAATGTCATTACTTGTACGGCCTTCACCAAACAAGCGATTTACTTCAGCGTCAATGTTGTCTTGAAACTCAATTAAGTGATCATCAACATCAGGCTCTTCAGTACGCAACGAAAACTCATTGCGATATGCATTGGTGATTTGCTGGTTTGTAGTTAGACGTTGCTCTTGAACATCAGGCTCAGGCGCCTGTTGGCGACGTTGCTCTTCTAGCCATTGGCCAATCGTGTCAATGGTAGTTCTTAATGCCCCTACAAAATCATCAACCTGCCTTGCTGTAAAGCCTACAGTATACTCATTGGGGTTGTTAAATGTATCATTGCGTAACTGGTTGATGTCAGTGCGTATGTAATCGGCAGTATGCTCAGGCAAATACCCTGCTCGTGTTTGCACATTAATTCGTTCTTGCAAATACGCTGCGTAATTATTCAATTCAGTTTCAACTGCCGGATCATTCTCACGATGCATTGGCACATCAATCAATTGACGCAAGTCAGATAGTCTTTGCTCTACACTTTGTGGTTGCTGCTGTTGCGGCACAACATCACGACCATCATCACCAATGTGAATATTTGCTGCATCACGGAGTCTTTGTGCAGCATTAGTAAGCTGGTCAACAACACGATCTTGCTGATCTTGTGAAGTGATGTTGAAATCTTCTAATACAGCGCCCTCATCCAAGTCATCAATTTGTCGTGCGCTTACTTCAAGCTCTTCAATAATTTCTGCAACTTGTTCAGGCGATAGTATTTGACTTCTACGAACTTCATCATTTCTACGAATATGCTGTGGGAATAAGCCTTGGAATGCACTAGCACTGGTTGACGTAACTTCAGGCTCTAAACGTCTCATAGGCTCAATACCAGCACCGCCACGTGCTATTTCATATAGATTTCCATATTGGAATGTTTGCGGTTGCTGCTGTTGTGTTGACCTTGCTAAACGTTGGTCAATGTCTTGAAGTTGTGAAGCAATGTCATCAAGCCGCTGTGTAACATCATAGTCTTGATTACCGCGAAGTTGATCATTTTGTAGTTGACGTTGCTCTGCAAGCAACGCTGTACGCTGCGTTTGCATGTCACCAACTTCACTCGGCGTTTGTGTTACAGGTGCAACTGCTCTTTGCTGATCTCTAACTGCTTGTAGAATGTTACGGCCATCTTCAGCTGTAATAAAACGTGGAACTGCGCCTGTATAAACTTTGGTTACGTCGTCCCATTGCTTTCTGCTTAAGTTTAAGTTGTTTAAGAGCTGTTGCGTAGGCTTTGACGTGTCGTATATGCCATTGGTAGCAAGCTTTTCGCTGTTTGAATTCTTAATGATGTCAGCACGTAGATTCAAGTAATCACGTACCACGTTTCTATACTGTGGCTCAATAGGCGCACTGTTTCTAAAGCCTGATACAAAGCCCATGCTATACTCAGTCACACCTGCACGATTGGGACCTAAGCTTGAGAACTGCAACAGCCCAACTGGCAAACCAGTTACATTATCACGAATTGAAGCATTAAACTCAGTGCCTTTTGCCGTGTCTTTAACGTATATGGTGTCATTAACAGTAGGTCTAAGCCGCTTGCCTGTAATGGGGTCAGCGCTAGGATAATAGTCCTGCTTATCCCCTTTGTCTGGATGATAGATGCTTTTAGCAGACTTAGGCGGTTTACCTGAGTTTGCAGCGCATAAGTCAAGCACATCTGTATCTGCACTAAGCATTCGACGAATGGTATCTACATCATACTTATTGGAGACTTCAAGCACGCTGGCATTGCTAAACCTAAACACCTCAGGCACAAGTGATAAGTCTTCTATCAATTTCGTAGACACAGCTTGAACACGTTTCTTGATTTCTGTTTGTGCTGCTTTTTCCACTGCATCACGTGCTTCAGCTTTCTTTTTAACCATCACATCAAGCGGCGTCTTGTGCAAATCTTTGGCCTTGATTTTGCCCTTTACGATTTGCTTAACAATGTCTTCGCCCATCTCTTGGTAGCCTGATGCGCTATGCTTTGCAAACACGTCGTAAATAGGTGTATCAGGCGCACTTGCAGCAAGGTCACGGAGCTGTGGATAAAACTGTCTCTCAGTTCTAGGTATCTTGTCCCATGCTTGTTTGGCAGTCTTGGTGGCAACCATTGAATCAACTGCGTTTGCATATGCATTTGCAATTTGCAGCTTCTTATATGCTTCTTCCAGCTTCTCAACTTTTGCAGATGCACGATCACGAGGTGCAGTAAGATTTCTATAAGGCTCGTATTCTGTAACTGGAATGCCAAGCCGCGCAGCATCTTGTTGTGCTTGAATACGTTGACGCTCAAGCGGCAAATACTCGTCATTAGTTACTTGATCAAGCTCTTGCTTTGCCGCGTTCATGGCATCAAAGTATTCGCCTGACGGATTAAAGCCAGCCGCTTGACGTGCATTTTGCAGCTTTGCACTAGGCACGCTGTACTCAGCAACAAGCTGCATAGGATCTTTGAATGTGATACCTTGCTCTGCTTGTTTAAGCAATGGGTCATTGGTTGTGCCTACATTCTTAACCAACTGCTTTGTGAATGTATTGTCAAGCCATTTGTCTGCTGCTTTTACGTTCTCGGCAAATTGCTCCATAGTAGGCAATTGCGCAGTAGCTTCAGCAGTCTGATTAAACTCATTAATGAAGTTATTCAGAATTGTGCGATTGACTTTACTACGCTCTTCTTCACGTGGATATGTAAGTTGATACGCCACATTTGCTTCAAGCATGTCTCGTGTGTCTGGGAATAAAGTTCTTAGCACGTTGTCATAGTAAGCAGTGTAGGCCTGATCTACAGTAGGGTTGTCAACAATGTTTGCAGCATAATATGCGCCATTGACATTGTTGATTGTAGGATTTTTAATGGGCCTAAGCGCGTTGACTGCTGTGTAAATACCTGCAGTATCTAACTCAGGCCGTTGTGCCAATGCTGACTCAGGCAACTTGGGGTTTACCACGTAGTTCGGACCTTCCGAAGGCCGCACAGCATACATACTGGTTTGTGGTTGCAATACGTCAGGCAAACCCGGGATTGGGCTAAGACCTTGCATGCGTCTTTGCGCCATGATGTCACCAAGTCTATCCACGCCGCCTTGTATTCTTGCGCCCATCACAGGTTGGTTAGTCACAGGATCTATGCGTTGAAAGCCTGATTGCGCATTCACAAAGTCTGTAGGTATCTCACCAATCTGTTTACCAACACGAGTTGCTTCGGCACCTACAACCCGTAAGTCGTTAGGCGTAATGAAGGGTCTTGGTGATACACGTGAAGTCCCAGGCACTCCGGACCCTGGCCCTATTGTAGGTAACTTGGCTGCTTGAAATACTTGGCCTGCGGCTTCAAGTGCAGCTTGGCCTTGTGGTGTTTGCGGCGCTACGGCTTGACCAATTGCTTCTACACGCCTGTTCATAGGCTCTGGGTTATACCGTGCACCGGGCGCACCAAACTGAGGAAGCCCTTCACGAATTGTGGCAGCTTCTTGCATTGATTGCGGATCACCAAGCACTTTCTCACGATACAGCACGCCCGGCATCTTAGATGCGTAGTCATAGGCGCCTACTACAGGCTGCGTAATGCCTGCAATAAATGGCGCCATGCCGCTTGCCACAACTCGAGGTATGTCGCCTGCTAAATCAAGCCCTTGCTTTCTAAGCATTAAGGGATTGTTGTTGACAGCTACATTCTTGATTGCGTTAACTGCAGTGTCCAATGGGCTAGGCTTGCCGTTCCTAGCCAACTCATACTGCATTTGGTCGACAGATGGTTGCCCATCGTCTCCAATGACATTGCCTAAAGCATCGTAGATTGCGGCCATGCGTTATTCGTCCTTAGACTTAAATGTGTCGTAAGCGCGCTCATAAAAGTCGTCGCTGTTATAGCCCCAGTCTTCAGAGCCTTGATCAAACACATCTTGCAATGCGCTTTTAAGCCAGTTGTTGCCTGCTTTGTTTATGACTTCTTCATGTATGCTGCCTTTTGGCAAACTTACATCGTTTAGTGTTTTTCTTACATAATCTGTGTATGCCAAGTCTTTAGCTGCTTCAGCAATCTCACGCATTTCATCATCATCAAATGCTTTTTGTTTGCCATAAAGTTCTTTAGCTGCTTTCTTTAAATACTTCTCTTGAGCATCTAAATCTTCCAGTGCTGTCATGCGTACTGCTTCTTTAGGCCGCCCATCTTCCATAATGGCTGATAATCTTTCTTGTCTATTGCCTAATGACAATGGAAAGCCTTGAAGCTCAATGTCTGATATGTGCTTCTTAAGCTCTTCAATTGGAATGCCTGAATGCTCAGATAGTTTTTGCAGATTAAAGTTATCACGAAGCGTTTTCAATCCTGCAGTTTGCTCAGCATTTGGATTGTTGCCTTCATAGTTTGCATGGGTTTCATCGCCATATTGCGCGTATTCCCATGCTGTAGTTGGGTCAGCATCATGCGGGTCATCAGGCTCCCAAACACCTTGACCTAATAGCTCTTCGGCTAAATCACTTGACGTATCGGTCATCTTATCCGTGATGAACGATGATATTGCACCAATAATCGAATTCTTGTCATACACAGGCGCCGCTTCAGCAATTTGAGTCAATGGTGATGCAATTTCAGACGCAATGCCCATGCTTGGTAGCATTTGGTTTAACGCAACTTGGCCTGTCGTCTTTAACACTTCACGTCTCGATATTGGCGTATTCAGTACTTTGTTCGCCATCTGACCTAATGGCGCAAGAGGTGTTGTTGGAGGTGCTGGTTGAGTTGGTGCTTGTGGTGTAGGTACTGCACTTGGCACAGGCACATCGGACGATCTTACGGCTGGTAAGTTATCAGGCAATGGTGCTTGCGGCTTTAAGCCAAAGACTGCACGTCGTTGTATGTCGATTGGTGGCGCAACGGGCTTAGGCTTACCTTTGCCAAACAAGCCGACTTGCTGCATGTAAGGGTTCATGCCTAATTGACTTGCGCCATCGTCATACACATTAGGGTCTTGACGCATGAGCATCTCGGCTCTCATTCGCGCTAAGTCATCATACGGCATATGGGTTCACCCTTCTAGGTCGATCTTCATCATACGAGTCATCGGCATCATACACCGGATCTATGCTGATGAGCCCAGTATCACGCATAATTCTTAAAGCCTGAGTTGTTGAGTCAACCAAGTCGTCATGCCTGACTTCGGGGAATGCACATAACTGCGAGATCAAGGGCTCGGCCCAGTCTCTTGCCATGCCCGGGCTTGAGGCGGACTCAGGCACATAGACTCGGCCACGTTGAATGATGGGCGATACGATGTTCAGCCGCATCATCTTATCAGCCATGCCCGGGTTGTAGCTCCGCACAGGCAGGCCGGTTCGTTGAAGATCTTGTATCAAGCTAATGCCAGCCGACTTGTCCTCAATCAGAATCAAGTCGACTTTCTTTCCGTGCCCAAACTCGTTTTCATCGCCGTAGATTGCTTCAGCTTCTTCCACGACCTTAGGTCGCAAGTCGGGATACTGCATGTACTCTTCCCAACAGTCGATCAGCATTACTGACATGGGCTTGTCGTCATTAGGTTTGAACACGCCCCAGACCGTGCATGCTGTCGGATCGTTCTTAGTCTTGTCCGACGTAGCGCAATCATACGACTGCACAATGTACTGGAACCGTGGCAATGGTCTATCATTCGGCCAAAGCTTGAACCACGTACGCTTGATGATGCCAGCTTCTTCGGGATCGATAATCTCGGCGTAAATCTCTTGGCGCCCCAGCTTCGTGCCCTCATACTGGAGAATCTGTTGCATGAACTTAGGCGCAAGGTTGTCCTTGTTATCGTACGTGGAAGCCGTTGTGTAGACCACGTCTTCTCCGTCTCGATTAGCCAAGTCCACGATCAAGGGCTTAGGCTTAGGTGTGGTGGTGCAGATCAGTCGTGGCTGTAAGCCAAGTCGCATGCCGAACTGGATCATGTCCCAAGCTTCATCAAGATAATCCCATGCAGCCAGCTCATCAAGCCAGCCGCCATGGAACTGCGGACCCCTGAATCGATCCGGCTCAGAAGCCGATATGCCTTTGATGATTGAGCCATTCACAAGAAGAAGCTCGTGTTGACTTTTGTTGTAGTTGGCAATAATACCTTGGGGCGCTACTTTTAGAAGCCCAGAGTCGCCCTCAAAACACACGTCACGTACATCGCCTGAGGTAGGAGCCGAGACTAGCCAACGAGTCCTAGGATGTGTCCAAGCTTCCCACCAAGTCCATTCAGCAGCGCACCGAGTCTTGCCTGCACCACGACCTGCCAACAAGAGCCATATGCTCCACCAATCGCCTGTTGGCGTGATTTGATGATTGTTAGCAATCTTAAGCCACGTCAATCGAGCTTTGATTGCGGCTTGCCACGCTTTGGATGCGTGGTTTAAGTCTGGTCCGGTCTTGATCCGGTCAGCAAACTGCTCAGTTACGATCTGACTTAGCATCGCTTTGACGAGTTGCCAACAAATCGTTCATAAGCTCCTGTGCAAAGTCATGCACTACATCAACCTGAATAGCGCCATCGTCTTTGCCAGTTACCTCGAGCTTGGAGTTTTCGCGGTATTCACTAGGAAAGCGAGCTGACATTGACCTAGACCAGAGCCCGGTGTTTAGCTTGATGCCACCGGGTGCTTCACGTATGTGATCGATCGCCAGATCTTCCCAATAAGCAAGCGCGATGATCTTGGCTTCGATCAAGGCTTGCCGAAAATCTTCATGCGCATTTTCCCATGCGATGAGATTGCTATAGCCAATGTTAAGACGAGCGCAGATCTGCCAGCGAGACAACCCGTCTTTGCTTAGCTCGATAACTTGATCGCAGTATGCGGGGTCGTACTTAGTAGGGCGGCCCAAGAACTTTCCGTTCTTAGATGGTGTCTTTGTAGTCATGTCGCGGATTGTACCCTTCTATTTTTTGGATGTAAACAACTTACGTCTTTTTTTGCCGGTAACACTCTAAAGTAACAGTAAGCCAAAACTCTATAATACGACGATATATATATATTTAAATATAATTTATTTTATACTGTTACTTACTGTTACTGTGTTATTTGTGTTTAGAATCAACAACTTATCGAGTAACACAGAGTAACACAAGTAACAGTATTTAGACACTTAGAAGCTCCCAGTCTGCTCGATCTCACGTTTTATAGCTTCTTCGGTTTTGGTAACAATGTGCGACCAGTTGTGCTGTGTTACCCTATTGTTGACTGCAGTTTGCGTTATGAAGGACGTAAAACGCGATGGCTTGCCATGTACCTTGATCAGTTTGCTAGGCTCTAGCTCACCATGCGGTTGCAACGCTTTGCGTATGTATTGCGCTTTGGCCTTGGCATCGTGGCCCCAACGCTCACACAATATAGAGAGCTGAGTTGCTGAGAAAGCGCTAACACCGTCCAGATGCTCGTCAACCCAGTTGGTGAGATCCATGGCAAAAGATTCAAGTGGAGTTTTGGAGAGAGAAATTGCAACTTGTTTGTAGTTAGTCATAGGGGCTGGTGCGTAGGGGTCAAAGTTAGTGAGATCACGATTCATATACCAATTAAGTACCATTGAGAAGCCGGAGCCTTTGTTTGCTCTGGCCCACTTCATCATGGCACGTACTCTTTCAAGAATATCCTGCTGTGAGAAGGTAGGACACTTATAAATAGCTTCACGCCTAGAGCTTGCACCCATATGCGTAATGTAAGGCTTGTTAGAAGTAAATACATAGTTTACATAGTTCTTAATTGAATATTGCGCTCCATATTTGTTGTTGATAGTGATTTCTTTGCCTGTGATTAGGTTCTTAAGCTTTGCTGAATGATCGTCCCTATCCGATGATGGCTCATTCACAACGACGAAGACCTTGCCTCGCATGGCACCGTTGAAGTTGCCAAACAGATCGTCGGGGCCAAGAGTGGCAGCCGGTGCATTCTCACCCATGCCAAGCATTTCGGCAATGAATTCCGGAATGGCCGATTTACCCATACCTTCCATGTCATGTATAAACTGCGGTGTGGTGTTATTCCTACGCCATGGGAACTGGATTACATTGGCTACCCAATCATGCCAGTAGTTGGCAAAGTGCGGCTCGGCTTGGAAAAAGTAATCACAAAACTCCAAGTACGGGATGGGATCGCCTATTGCAGGCTCATAAGCCCAAGGCTTGAAGAGGTTAAAGCATTTGGTAGGTGTGATTTGAATACCTTGGTATTCAGGGTACATGCCTACATGCTCAAGCTTACAACATCTCGGCCATTTCTTATACTCATCGATAAGGGGTAACTCACGGCTGGAGGTCTGACCGTTTTGTCGTTGCGTGATTTGCATAAAGTAATGCTGTGCCGAGTCGATCTTGGCCTTGCTCCACGGCATAATGAGCCCGTCTTTCAGCCTGATAACGTCGCCGTTGTACAAAGCATAGAGAGTTTTGAACTCATATAGCTTGGTTTCCAAAGTATCAACGCCATTCATCACCGTTGAGGTGGTGGTAAGGACTTGGCCAAGCGTGCCGCCTGATAAAAGGTGGTCATCAATAGCAAACTTGGAGCCTTTGCCTGTGCTAAACTTGCCAACTCTACAAAGGTGTACCTCAGCACCAAGCCCACGTAAAGTTACTGCCAATCTTGTTTCGGCCATGGCAACCTGTTCATTAGGCTCACCATCTTCCTCGGCTCCATCATAGTCGAAGATGATGTAGACCTTGCGATGCTTGTGTACAAACTGCGTTTTACGTTGCCAAGTAACCTGCATTAAGTCCTTGTGCAAATGTAAGCCTTGTTTGTCAGTCCAGCTGGTAACACCTGCCAAGCCAATAGTTGCGTGCACCAACTGATCAGCGACAATTTGCTTGGTGATAGCCCATGACTTGAATTCACCCTCAGTTATGATGATTGGTACATCGACATCGGTCATTACCTGCTTCCAATTGATGGTCGGAGGAAAGTAAATTTGAGAACCACTAGCTCTTGCCTGTGAGTACTTCATCTTGCCCTTAGGTAAGAGCAGACGGACTCGTGCAAAATCAGTTGGTTGTCCCATTACATCAAAGTAAGGAAGCTTGATGCTCCACTCACGAGTATGGCCAAGCAACTCATAAGTTTGCTCGGGGTCAAGTAGTTCCAGACCTAGAGCTTGTTCGTCTTGGTCAGTAAAGCTTCTTTTTTGTAAGAACGTTTGATATAATGCTGTCGGTTGTGTTGTTTGTGCGGCGAAGCCTGATGGCATAATCATTTCCCTTTAAAATAGCATACGCAGTTGCTATGACCTTGAGGCCCCAGCATTCACGTGTTGGGGTCTTCTTTTTTGCACAATTACTATGGGGTTGATTGCCTACATTCATGTCAAAAGTCAAAAGGTTCAGCATGGTCTCACAGTTGGATCATTGTTGCAGGAGGCTCATTATATCTATGTGCATGGTGAGGTAACACTGTGTCAAAGATGATACACAGGACTGAGAAACCAAAGTATACATTGCACAATTATCTTAAAATACTAGGTAACAGATAAAAATATTTTTGCGCAAATACAAAAAAAGTACTCGTTTTGGCGTATAATTGCTTCACATCATCAAATTGTGGTGATGTTATTTAACTAACTTGACTATTGAAAAGGAATGCAAAATGTCTCACATGATCGCAACTACAGTTACCGGTAAAGCAGCAATGGCTTATGTCGGTGAAACCCCTTGGCATGGCTTAGGCCAGAAGCTAACAGCTAATTCTTCATTGGCTGACTGGGCTACCGAGTCTGGCTTGGATTTCAAATTGGCCATGGCCAACGTGAAGTACGAAGCTCCGTTCTTTGGTGAAAACCCAAGAGTTTGCACTTATGCTGGCAAACGTGTCATGTATCGCACAGATACCAACGAGCCACTTGGCTTAGTTTCCAACGCTTATAAGGTAGTTCAACCTATCGAAGTTTTGGAATTCTTCCGTAACATGGTCGGCACAATTGCTCACTTAGATACAGCCGGCGTTTTGCGCAATGGCGCTCATTACTGGGCACTGGCCAAAATGGATGGCGAGTTCAATGTGGCTGGTGACAAGGTTCATCAATACTTGTTGTTAGCATCAAGCTGTGATGGCTCATTGGCAACTCAAGCCCGTCTTACCAGCGTCCGCGTTGTGTGCAACAACACATTGCAACTGGCACAGCAACGTGGCGGCAACGTAGTTCAGGTTCGTCACAACTCTGTATTCAATGCAATTGACGTCAAGTCACAGCTTGCAGACTTCAACGACGCATTCAAAGATTTTGAGCACACAGCCAAGTTCTTGGCCGGCCTGAAAATCAGTTCCTTGCAAGCACAAAAAGTCTTCACCAAGATTCTTGGCGGTGATGAGCTCAAACCAAGCCGTGCAGCACAACGTGCACTGGCCCTCTTTGAAGGCGCAGGCATCGGTGCAGAAATGGATTCGGCCAAAGGTACTGGTTGGGGTGCATTAAATGCTGTTACACAGTTGATGGACTGGGAAACGGCTCGTACAGGCGATGCACGATTGGCCAACGCGTGGTTTGGCAATGGTGTTAAGATTAAGAACCAAGCGGCTGCGGCACTCCTCGAGCTGGCTTAATTTCAACGGGGCTACGGCCCCATCTCTTGTGTTTTTGACTTTTGAAAGGTAAACCCCTATGAACAATCGTTTCGTACCCTCTAGCTCTATTGCTATCCCTTCTGTTACCCTTGGTGCATTAGGCACTGATCTGAATGCACTTGTTACTTTCCTTCGGCCGTACATGTGCAACCCTTCTATCACCAAGGAAGCTGAGTTCAATGAGTACATGCGCCACATTGACCGCGTTTTTGGCCACTACTACAATTTGCAAGCAAATGAGAACATCAAAAAAATTGAAAAAGATTTGCAAGCCCTTGCAATGAGTGTATAATCATCTCACAACTTCACAAGTTGCTCACGTTTTCTGGTCTTCTACATTGATTTTTGAAAGGTATCTACATGAATGTTTTTTACTTACATCATCTTCCTACTATTGCTGCAGGCTATCATTGCGATAAGCATGTCGGCAAAATGCTTATTGAGTCATGCCAACTCTTGGCTACCGCACACCATGAGTACGGCAATGGCCACAATGTCACCTATCGCCCCACACACAAAAACCACCCATCAGCCGTATGGGTTCGCCAGTCTCACCTGCACTATGAATGGGTTAGCGATTTAGCCCGTCATCTTGGCCGTCAATTCTTTTGGCGCTATGGCCACACGCATAAGTCTAGTGACATTCTTTCTAAAGAATTAATGTATCCACCATCAGCAATGCGCAGCTTGCCCTTGCTATGGTCTAACCCACCGCTTGCCATGCCTGACGAATTCAAAAGCGATGATCCAGTCAGCTCTTACCGTGCGTACTATGCTAGCAAAGCTGCTACCATGCCGCTAGTCTACAACCGTGGCAAAGATTTACAACCTTTGTGGCTCCGCGATTTACTTGTTGAGGAAGCATGCGTATGACTGAATTCACATTCACTTTCGAATACGTGCCCTTTGACATGGATGACATGCCTGAAACAGGTGATTGCACCGTGCATGTTACCTATGAAGAAGGCGATGATAACGACATGATTCACGAAGGCTTTTGGTTTCACTTTACAGTTGGTGAAATTGATTGCACAACGCTTCTTAGTGATGTTGATCGCAAATACATCAGCGATCGCATTCGTCTCGAGCACAAACAAAACCACCGCATCTTGAAAGCTTACTATGGCGACTAACTTTGAAAAAGTTGGCATCTTCAGACAAAAAATGAATTTGCCAATCACCAACTATCCACAGTTCCTTTCACCCGCTGAGGCAAGCTACTTTGCTCGCTTCATCATGGAGGAATTGAGTGAGTACCTAAAAGCTTGTGAAGAGGAAAGCTTGGTTGACGCGGCCGATGCAATCGTTGACTTGGTCTACGTTGCACTTGGTGTTGCACATGCAATGGGGCTACCTTTTGATAAGCTTTTTGATGTTGTGCACAAGGCCAACATGCGCAAGGTACCTGCTAATGAGCTCATGCGTTCTACTCGTGGCTCTCAATACGACGTCATTAAGCCAGTAGGTTGGGTGCCGCCTGAGCCTGCACTTACACAAGTTATTCAAGCAACAAGAAAAGATGCATTAGCTAAGGAGTCCTCAAAATGAATATCAATGAACTCATTGACAAGTTTGTAGCTACCAAGGCTAAACGTGAAGACCTTAGTGAAGAGGTTAAGCAATGCACCAAGCAATTGGCCGAGCTTGAAAAAGACATTATGGATCTTATGAGCCATGCCGGCATTAGCCAAGCAGCCAACGACAAGGCTTCTTGCACAATGAAACTTACACGTCACCCTGCCATAGATGATTGGAACACGTTTTACAAGTACGTGGCAGAAAGTGGCCAATTCGAATTGCTGCATAAGCGGCTTTCTTCAACTGCCTTCCGTGAGCGGTGGGATGCAGGTGAAGCCATACCCGGGACAACCACATCGGATGTCTGGGAACTTACCGTTCGTCGCAAGTAACTAGTTCATGGAGTTTTTATGACAAAGCAATCTTCAACCAAATTGGCTACCACGCCAAAAAATCAAATCGCCCTCTTTGAGGACCAATTGGCAGCAATGGCAATGGATACTGTTAAGGCCGAGCAATCGAGCCTCACAGCCACATTCCTGTCAACTCAAGGTGGTGTTCTTAAGTATCGTGGCAATCCGATTACAGACAATAAGTTGGCATGCGTAATTCTTGCCGCGCCTGTTGAGCGTCTGTACTACGATTCACGTTACGATCCTACAAAAATTGTAGGTCCAAAGTGTTTTGCAATTGCTGCATCAGCATCAGGCATGGGTCCCGCACCTAGCGTTACTGAGCCTATTCATGCCAAGTGTGATGGTTGCCCTAAGAATGAATGGGGCTCAGCCAGTAATGGTGGCAAAGGCAAAGCATGCCGCGAAACACGTCGCTTGCTTATCATTGCAGCAGATAGCATTAGCTCAGTGCAGGCAATTGAAACTGCAGAGATTGCAGCATTACGTCCACCAGTTACTAGTTTGAAGAACTATGCTAACTACGTGCAAACCATTGCAGCAACAATGAAGCGCCCGCCATTGGCTATCATTACTGAGATTGCAGTAGTACCTGATCCTAAGACACAATTCAAGGTCGTATTTTCTGCAGTCAAGGCAATTGATGACATGGCTATTGTGCAGGCATTAATGCGTCGTGCTGAACAAGAAGTGCAGGTGGCAATTGATACTGCAGGCGCCATTAATGACATACAACCAGAATCTGCAGAAGTTGCTGTAGATACTGCTGCTAAGTACTAATTTGTCGGGGGGCCTTGTGCCCCCATTTGTTTTTGAAAGGTATGCATATGATAGATCCCGATAACATCGCATGGTTCAATAAATACTTGTATTTGCTGACAGCCATTGCAATGCTGGCAATCATCTTCGACTTATTTATTTGGAGACCATAAAGTGTATGCGTTTGTTTTAGTTGTAGTAACCATGACAAATGGTGCTATGTCTGATCCTTCAAGCATTGAAACTTTTAAAACTAAAGATGCATGCCTAAAAGTTGCAACGCAACTGATTGCAAAGCAAAAGGCAGCTTCACCTACGCAAAACCGCACGTTCTTATGTCTTCCAAGGGACACTAATTAATGAAACCCCGTATGAAAAAACCAGTCTTTTTAGACTTTGAAACCGAAGGCATTGAAGCTCGGCCAAAGTATCCGCCTGTGCCCGTTGGCTTGGCCATTTATGACCCTGAAGGTGAATACCCTGATGGCTATCATGCATTTGGTCACACAACGGGTAACAACTCAACCAAAGCAATTGTGAAAACAATTTTGGAATTGATTTATGAATCTGATCGTGAAATCTGTTTTCATAACGCTATGTTTGATCTTGATGTTGCCGAAACTCATCTTGATCTTCCTTTACCTGAACCCTATAGGATACATGATACTCTTATTCTTGCTTTCCTGCATGACCCACATGTCCAATCTCTTTCGTTAAAAGAATTGGTAACTACCTATGGGCTTGCAAAGCCTGATGAACGTGATGAATTGCGTGATTGGATTATTGCAAACGTTCCTGAAGCACATCGTAAAAAGTCCACTTGGGGTGCATACATCTGTCGTGGTCCAGTGGATCTTGTAGGTCGTTATGCTTCAGCTGATGTAAGGCTTACTTCTTTGCTTTTTGCGCATCTTTACGAGCATGTGGTGCCTGCACAAGATGAGGCTTATCAACGTGAGATGGCTTTGATGCCCATGTTGCTTGAAAACTCACGTCTAGGTGTACGTGTGGATAGGGAAGGTTTGCAACAAGCCAAGCAGCAAGCAATAGTAGATATTGAGAAATGTAGTGTCTGGGTACGCGCATTATTGAAGTCTCCTGAAATAAATATTGACAGCGATAAACAGTTAGTCGATAGTATTTATCTCACCAATTACTGGGACAAAACAAATGGGTGGCCTACAACTGACAAAGGTCAGCCTAGGGCTGACAAAGAAACCTTGGATGAACTAATTACACATGAGGAGTTAAAAGGTGTCCTACGATATAGAGCCAACTTATCAACATGTTTGTCAACTTTCATTGAGCCCTGGCTTGAAGCTTCTGCATCTACAGGTCGAATCTACACCAACTGGAATAGTGTTCGAGGTGAACGTGGCGGCACACGTACCGGCAGACTTTCTTCTACCCCCAACTTTCAAAATGCGCCTGTCCGTTATCCGAAAATTGTCGCTGCCGGAGCAACCACAGGAATGGGAAGAAACGAAATCCTCATTCCAACAGACTTAGACATTGCGCCATTGCCACTTATACGTAGTTTCATTCTTCCTGATGAAGGCCATAAGCTGGTGGCATGCGACTTCAATGCACAAGAGCTATGGATCTTTGCACACTTTGAAGGTGGTAACCTTATGAAGCAGTATCAAGAAGATGCACGTGCAGATTTGCATACGTATGCTGCCAAACTCATGTCAGAGGCTGCCAATCAAGAAGTATCACGTACTTATTCCAAGGGGGTATCCTTTGCTATTCTTTATGGGGCTGGCCCACAAAAGATTAGTGAGATGTTGGAGGTGGATTATTCTTTGGCCAAAACGTTGATGGATGCATATACATCTGCGGTGGCTCCGGGCCTCAGGATGATGCAATCAACCATGCGTACTAGGTATAAATTAGGCCAACCCATAAAAACCCTTGGAGGACGTCTGGTAAAGATGGAACCGCCTAAGATTATCAACGGTAGATTGCGTGAGTTTGACTATAAAGGTGTCAACCTTTTGATTCAAGGCTCTGCCGCATATCAGGCAAAGGCTGCCATGCTGCTATACCAAAGTCGTCGTAAAGGTAGTAGGCTACTTCTTAGTGTGCATGATGAACTGGTCATCTCAGCACCTGAGGAGTTCATTGAACGCGAGGCTGAAACGCTAACATGGTCTATGTGCAATGCTTTGGCAATGGATGTACCTATGGTTAGTGATTACAAAATTGGCAACACCTATCAGGACACAAAATGATTTGCATCAAAGACGCTAAAAGTCAATCATCAGCATACGCAAAAGCGTGTACAAAGTCTAAAGCAGAAATGCTTGAGGTTGATGACATGCTTAATGACATTTGGTATGCTAACCATCACGTTGGCTCAACCGAGCACCCTAAAGACATTGCTTACAACTTTAGTGTGTATGACCACCCAAAGTATATCAACAATCTTGATGTGTGCTTTAAGTACTACACTCGAATCAACTTGATAACGTCCTTAAAGTTTTTTAATGACTTAAACATTGTGCCTGAAACTATACTTGACTTGTATGGTGGAGATGGCCGTTCTAGTGTAGTGCTTGCAAAAGCATTTCCTAACTCAACAATTTATTATCATCAAACTGCGCCTGCTCAAATTGAAAGAGCTAAAGCATTGTTTGAGGTATTAGGTCTAATAGGGGTAAACAACATTCAGCATGTTGAAACGCCTGTGCCCGTAGATGCTGTGTTTGCCTTTGAATGCTTTGAACACTTTATTGAGCCACATACTTTGTTTGACCAGCTTGGTGACATGAAGTACTTGGTTGAAAATTCTAGTTTTTCTGTAAAAGCACCGGGGCATTTTTATAGGTACGTAGGCTTTGATGATAAGGTGTACACCAACAGACAGATCAAGAAAAACTTTTACACATACTTACGTTCTAAAAACATGTTTGCTGTACATCGCAAAGAACATTTTGTCTATAAGAACTTTTTCAACTGCACGCCTATGATTCACATGAGGCATGTATGATTTCAATTAACTATAAAGAAGCGGGAGCACATTGTGGCGTATAGCAATTCAGGCATCAAATCGTATGAGCAATGCCCATACAAATACAAACTTACTCGCATTGAGCATCGACAAGAACCTACAGGTGATGCTGCACAACGTGGCAAGGATATACATTACGAGTTTGAACAAGCCTTAACTGCATTGCCCTTCCTTGATGAGGCATATGCTTTTTGGAGTGACTACATTAATGAGCTCATTACGTATGGCGCAAAAAGCGAGGCTGAATTTGCGGTAACTAAAGATTGGCAACCTTGCGGCTTTAAAGATGAGAATGCATGGGTACGGGGCATCTATGATGCTACGTACTTTAATTCTTCAGAAAAACGTGCGCATGTACTTGACTGGAAGACTGGCAAAGAACGTGACTATGGCGACCAGTTAAAGCTGTACGCCACTGTGCTTTTGGCTTCTTATCCTGAGATTAATAGCGTATCAACTGAGGTTTGTTACATTGATTTGAAAAAGCGTGTACAGCTTACAACGTACACTCGTGAACAGCTTGATGAATTGAAAACGTGGTTAACCAATCGCATCACCAAGATTGAGAATGATGATGTGTATGCACCAAAGCCTGACTATGGCTGTAGGTGGTGTCACTTTCGCAAATCTAATGGCGGTCCTTGTCAATGGTAATAGGAGAACTATATGACTAAAGATGAAATGAAAACTGAGATCATTAAAGAGCTAAAAGAAAGTGGCCCTTATTGCTGCTATTGCTGTGAACCTAAAAGCGGCAAAATTAGTTGTTGTCAAGAAAACCACTTTGTACCCTTTGGTGCTTTGTATGCTGAAGACAAAAAAGCAATGATTGAAGAGCAACTTGAAGACTTTGAGGAGTAAGCCATGACACCCGAAGACGAAGAATTCAACCGCATAGAGATGGAGTCTCGTATAAAGCAAGAGTATATACGAAACATGCAACCAAAATCAGTAGCTATGCCTGACTACTTGCGCCTAATGGAAGAACTAACTGTGGCTCGTATGCTAATACGTGAGTTAGGCGACCGACTGGCTACATTGGAGAAGAACAAATGAAAAAATTTGAACGCATCATCTTTTGGCTACTAATTGTTGTATTTATCATTGAGCCTTTGTGCATTGCTTACTTTGCAATTAAAAAGCCTGAACGCAATGTCAAGGAAGTCATACAAGAAGAACTTGATAGTTCATACCAGCAAGGCTATGCAGATGCTTTGGATAAAAACCCCATCATCAACAAGCCGGTGCCCATAGCATTTACTGATGGTCAAGACGTAAGTTGGATTGACGGCATACAAAGACAAAAGATTAAAGATTCAATTCCACTTTACACAAAGCCACAAACATCTGAATGGGTTGGCTTATCAGACAGTGATCGTGAAGCATTGGCAATTGTATGGAAATCAAAGCAACGTTTAATGATAGCTGTTGAAAACAAACTTAAAGAAAAGAACTATGGCAACTAAAGTGCTTCTTGAACGCGACCTTGAGCGGTATTTTTCAGCGCAATGTAAAAAGCATGGCCTACTTACACTAAAATTGCATGTTAGGTTTGCTCGTGGTTGGCCTGACAGAATTGTGCCATTGGAAAATGGTGAGGTGTTATGGGTAGAACTAAAGCGCCCCGGCGGTAAGGTAGCACCTATTCAGGCCAAAGTGCATAATGATCTTGGTAAGCTTGGACATACAGTTCATGTGTTAGATTCAAAAGAAGGGATTGATCGTGTATTGGGAACCGCATGAGTATCAAAAAGAAGCTGTAAAGTTTCTTATTTCACATGGCTCAGGCGCACTTTGGCTTGACCCGGGCCTTGGCAAAACTGCCATTGTGCTTTCAGCATACCGTACGTTAAAGTTAAAAGCTATTGCAAAGAAGATGCTTGTGCTTGCGCCTTTACGTCCTGTGCATGGTGTATGGCCTGCCGAGGTTAGTAAGTGGGATCAGTTTGCAGATTATTCTGTAGGCATCTTGCATGGTGGTCATAAGAACAAAGTGCTCAAGCAAAACCATGACATCTATGTTATGAACTATGAAGGTTTGCAATGGTTAGCTGCACAGTTCAATGGTAAGCCTTGGCCATTTGATACTTTGGTGATTGATGAAATCAGTTACATGAAGAATACTGGCACACAACGGTTTAAGTGTCTTAAGCCTTTGCTAAATAAGTTTGATCGTCGTTGGGCTTTAACAGGCTCACCTGCACCTAACAGCCTGCTTGACATCTTTGGTCCGCAATTTATCATTGACCAAGGCGCCACCTTCGGGCCTTTTGTAACACGGTTCAAGCAAGAATACTTTTATCCTTCAGGTTATGGAGGCTATGAATGGAAGCTACAACCTGATGGTGAGCAAAGAATCTATGAAAAGCTGGAAGACAAGGTGCTACGAATGGCGGCGCTTGACCATCTAGACCTTCCAGAGCTTACTTACAACAATGTATATATAGATCTACCACCTGCTGCAAAAAAGCTCTACACGACCTTTGAAAATGACCTTACTATTGAAATGGCTTCAGGCAACATTACAGCTGCCAATGCAGCTATTGCAGTTATGAAGGGTCAGCAAATAGCCAATGGTGGTTCCTATTTAGATGATGATGGTACTGGCAATGGAAGAATCTCAATGCATTTACATGACGGCAAGACTGATGCTGCATTAGAACTGGTTGAAGAGCTTTCAGGTCAGCCTTGCATTATTGGGTACCATTTTGCGCATGACTTGGAAAGGCTGAAAAAAGCATTCCCAAATGCGCCAATCATTGGCAGTGGTGTGATAGGCAATAAACTCGATAAGATTATCAATGACTGGAACGCAGGCAACATACCAGTATTGTTAGCACACCCAATGTCTGCAGGCCATGGGCTTAATTTGCAAGGCTCAGGCCATGCAGTTGTATGGTATTCATTAACTTGGTCACTTGAAATCTACGAACAGTTCATTCGAAGACTCTGGCGCCAAGGTCAAAAGAATCACATTGTGGTTCATCACATCATAGCTCGTGACACTGTTGATGAAGCAATTCTTTCTGCAGTCAAGCGCAAAGACAAAACACAACAAAAACTATTGAATGCGGTACGTGACTATGTCAACCGTGATACAATGGCGCTTGTTGATAATTGAAAGGAATACATATGAAAATTCTCATTACGGGCGTTACCGAAACGCATACAAATCATCCTCAAAGAGCAAGCTCAACTAAGTTTGTGTCCATACCCGAGCTAATGCGTGAAGCATATCTTAGCCAAGGGCATGATGTAGATCACATAGCTGTAACTGCAGATACTGATCTACGTAAGTATGACGCAGTTTTCCTATATGTCTACCCATTAGATAAAAACGCAGTCCATCCTGAAGGCGCTAAACGTGTTTTAAAAGAATGCATGACAGCATACATTTGCCTTGATGACTGGTCATTCCAAAAAATCTTTGATTCATGGAGTGATGTAATAGACCCAAGTGATTTACGTGAGCATAAGTGGATTGCTCCGCTTTTTCCTTGGGGTGACACCAAGAAGATGGGCCTTGACGTAGACACCATTTTGCAATGGGATCCATCACCTTTGTATGAGCAGCCTGCCTGCCATCAAATGGCTTGGCCTCGTCGTAAGAATGAGTGGTACAACGCATCACTATCAACTGGTGCGCATGAATGGGCAACAAAGCAAAACCTTAGTTGGCCAGTACATAGCATTGGCGGCAAGGCATTAGGCCAACCGCGCATGCTTGAAAGTGACATTGTCTGGGAATACGGTGAATACAAAGGCATCTTGTGTCCAACATACACGCATGCCGGCTGTGGCTGGTGGCGCATTAGGTACTTACATGCCGCACATGCCGGTGCAATCTTAGGCGGTGACCCCAAGGAACTTGCAGTCATAAGTCCTGCATATAGTTACACATTACGTGAGATTGAAAACATGAGTGATGAACGGCAACTCATCATGGCTGCAGAACAGGCAATCGCACTATCAACAAAGTTAGCAACAAAGCAAGATACACTAAAAAAATTAGAAAGCTTTCTTAAATGATCATCATACTTGAAGGCCCTGACGGGGCAGGCAAAACAACTTTATCAGAAGCTTTGCGACAGCATTTCCAACAAGACCGCATGACGCAAATTGTTAAGCATGGCCCTTTCAAAGGCCTAGTTGCTGAAGAGTTATGTAAGACATACTTCCGTGCTATGTCGCAGGCCCTCACATACAATGACCATGTCATCATGGATCGTTGCTGGCTATCAGAGCCTATCTATGGCAATGTCTATCGCAAAGGCGCCAACCGCGTGGACATGCCTAGGAAACGTATGCTGGAAAGGGTAGCACTATCTCGTGGTGGTGTGGTTGTGCATTGCCAGCCTGACTTTACTTTATGCGTCAATACTTTTGTAGATAGACAAGATCAGGAATACCTTGATACTGTTACACAGCTTAGTGCAGTCTACAACGAGTATGAAACGCTAAAGTACCAGACATCATTGCCGGTTGTGCACTATGACTACCAATACGATGAAGTAGATGATCTGATAGAAAAGATTAAGGCTGCAAGCATTCAGAATGAGGCTGAAGGTGGCGGTTGCTTTAAGGAAGGTAATTACCTAATGCTTTGTGATAAGGGCCCTAGAGCTAACATAAAGGCCGGTGCAGCCATAGTCCCCTTCATTAACTTCTTAGACAATGACGGCCCAAGCCGCATGTTGGCTGACACTTTAGAACGTGAAGGCATATCTGAGGGCCAATGCTACTGGATCAACACGCAATCCTACCAAGGCACACCTACAGATGTTTTGTTTCTTCGTAAGCTAAAGCCAGCTCGTGTTTATGCTTTAGGCAACAATGCCTACACATGGGCTTTAAACAACAATGTACAAGCACAAAAGCTGCCACCGCCTTTGTACCACATGCAAAATTACCCCAATCAACCTTACCACATTACGGAGTTAGAGTATGGACCTCAAGATTAAAAATGAAGCGCAACTGATTGACCTATACAAGGTTCTTGCAAACCAAGGCCAGTGGTCAAGCCCCAATGGTGAAAGGTGCCTAGAGCTTGAGAATGTATCCTACACTTGCAACCCTTTTGTAAGGTTCAATTCTTTTGTAGGCCGTAACTTCAATGTTAAGTACCTCAAGCGTGAAATGGCTTGGTACATTCATGCTGATCCAACTGACCTGTCTATTGCTGAGCATGCTGCACAGTGGGGCAAGATAGTTCTCAATGGCAAACTTAACAGCAACTATGGTAGCTACTGGTTTGGTGTACATGGCATTAAGTTTATTCAGCGGATACTGACCAAGGATCCTATGAGCCGTAGGGCTGTCATTCCAATGTATGGTTCCAGTGCTGACCACATGGACCCTGAAGCCAAAGACGTACCTTGCACTATTGCCATAGAATTCAGACTACGAAATGGTAGGCTTAATGCTCGTGCAATCATGAGAAGCCAAGACATCTTGTGGGGCATGGCAAACGACCTGCCTACCTTCTCATTCCTACAAGAAATTGTGGCTACTTTGCTTAATGTTGAAATGGGGACACTAACAATCTCTGCCGGTTCATTCCATGTGTATGAATCCAGAATGACTATGTTCAATAGCATTCTTAGCAATGCTGAGCATGTGCCTGTAGCTGATGCGCCGCCTAGAATCAGTAGGTATGAAGCACACGTCTTGATTGAGAAGAGCGTAAACCCTGAATTTGCCTTCTCAAAGTGGCTTTTGAATGTATAATTTTTCCGTGGGCAACCACATTTTTTTGACTATTGAAAGGTATTTATGACAAAAGTTTTCTGGACACATGAAGAACGAGAAGCTGTAATCACACAGGCTGTGGAGTTACGGCATTTTAGAAGCTATAAATTGCTTGAGGCAGTTAAGGCTGCACAAAAGCTGGTGCTACCTTTGCATAGGCAAAGACCAGTAAACACTCCTTCAAGCTGTGTTGACATCACCAAAGAAGTAAGGGCTAGAACCTTAGAAGGCATTAAGCCTATAAAGACCCCTACAGCTCCTGTAACTGAGGCCCCTGTGACTCATCAAGTTACTCTGGTAGAGGCTATTGACCCATTAGATGATGCCATCAACGCTATTGCAACGCATCTGGCTAATAAGATTGCAGATGAAGTACGTGGCAAACTAAAAGATGTGCAGGAACTGGAGCATTTCTTTGGCTTACAAAAGCATAACCCAGCCTACGAAGGCAATAGACTGTTCAAGCCTAGGATTACTATTATTGGTTTGCTAGGAGATCAGGTGCACTCAATAGAAAAAGAGTTTGGTGAGACATTTGCAGTTCGTTGTATTGATACTGACCGTGCAATGGGCATGTCTCCGCCTGATGCTGATGCCTACCTACTAATGAAGAACTTCATTAATCACCCACTGTACCATAAGTACCAGCGGTTTCCAAATCATGTATTGATAGATGGCGGCATGACCAGCCTAAGAATGTGGTTTCATACGAAAGGGAAAGACATATGAAAGACGATACCATCAAAAAAACCTATGATGAGTGGATTGAACTGCTAAAACATACAGGCAATGAGCATATGCAAGCCAATAGCTACGACGTATGGATTGAGGCTTTCCACACAGGTAGCATCTTAACTAAAACCAAGTGCGTACAAGCCATCATAACTGACCTGCAACTTGGTATGAGTAAAGAGTTTGATGATGACGCCAGCATCTATGTAGCTGAGGTTAAGCAACTTCAAGCATCAATGCTTAAGAAGGTTGTTGACATCATCAACGCCCAACAGGCGTAGCTATTGGAGTTGGGGCAGGTTGCTGCCCACTATTGCCTTTGATATACTCATTGGCATACTGTAGTGGAATGGAACCTAGCCCTAACGCAAGCCCGGGTGCCTGCAAGCCTGGGACCATCGTCATTAAACCGCCTACGCCACCAAGTGCTGCAATCACTGCGCCTGAATGGTCACCTTTCATATAGCGGTCATATGCTTCATAAAAGCTAAGACCAGCACCAGCACCGCCTAATGCGCCTGTTGTGAATGGTGCTTTTAACATGGCGCCAGCACGTGATAATGGGCCCGGTGCGGCTTGAGCCATTTTAGCTGCAGCAGCTGTTTCTGCTTGTGTTGTGGCTTGTGCTGTTCTTGCTGCGGCTTGCTTCTCTAAATCAGATGTGACATTAGGCGGCAATGCCAATTGCACACCACCGGGCGTTCTACCTAATTGGTAGTTACTATGGCCCATATTAGCAACTTTTTGTCTTGCAAGTGTATTTTTATCTATGATTGCTTGACCGCCTCGAGGATTGTCTTTTCGCATGTTTTCAGCCTGAGAAGCCAATGCTTCTGGCATATCCGATGTCATTGCATTTGTCCAGTTAATTGCGCCTGAAGTCTTAGGCTTTAGCAATAGATCATCTGCCACAGTTGACGCAGCAGCAGATGGTGGTGTGATACCACGCTTTAGCAGCTCTTCATCACGTAAAGCTTGCATTGTTTGCTGCAACTTACGCTCTTTTTCAATCTTTTCTGCAGCTTGCTGCAATCTTGTTTCTTTAGATGGAAATGCAGCAGTGGCCATCTTTTGTGCAGTAGGCCCTATTGCAACGCCTGTTACTGCAGCTATGCCACGTTCTTCATTCTTTGGCAATCCAAATACAGAACCTTTGTCTTTATTTGCTGCTGCAGTAGTTGTAGCTGCTGCTGTTGCTGCTGCACTTGGCCCAATAGGGTTATCAAAAATAGAGTCTAATGTGCCTAAACCTGAGCCTGTAGATTCATCAGTTGCAGCTTGCCCAGGCTGTGTTCTAAACAGCGGGTCTAACTGCGATATGTCAGGTTGTTTTGCATCAGTCATATAAACCTTTTATTTTTTAAACTGGCCATCAAGCTGCTTGCGATAGTCAGAGTAGTCTTTATTGATTTTGTCATACAAACTACCTTTCCTAAAAAAGCTGGCAGGCGGCGCAGTTGGGCCTGCCGTATCAAGATGATCTAAATACGCACCATGCAATGCTTCACGTTGCTTATTCAACAATAGTTGAGTACGTGCCCATTGCTGTACAGCTCTGGAATTATCAGCAATATTTGCCATTGGCGCCTGCAACAGTCTTGCGTCATTGTCAGTAGGCTGTGTACCTAGTAAACCTTTATTAGTTTTTACGTTGGCCAAAAATTCAGATGCAAAGATGCGATTAACATCACGAACAATTTGCTGTTCTGCAGGCTCTAACTTAACGGACTCTAAGAATTTTTGTACAGGCAAACCAGCTCTTACGTTGTAGTCATTAACTGACAATGTTGCGCCTTCTTGTGCAACAGTTGCAAGACCTGCAATCAATCCTTGCTTTAGCATCATGCCAAATACTTGAGGGTACTTTGCTGCAAGCTTATCAAGTTCACGCAAATTAGAGTTTGATTGCTCTAATGTTTGAGGGGTGTAATTGACAATCTCATCGCGTTTAGCAACCCAAGGCTTGTCAGTCTCTTCAACACGTTTCTTGGCAATATCTGCTTGACCTCTTAGTGATACTTCAGGCGCAAATTTACTTGCAGCAGCTACAACATTTTGTGCAGGTTTAACGTCTGGCACTGTACCTGTACGAGAGTTAATGAATGTATTTGGCACAGGCGCAATGTCTGAACTATTTAGCATCATTGATGCAGGTGGCGGAGGCACAATGGTAGATGGCGCTGCTGAAGATGCTGAACTCTTTGCAATTGCATTGTCAACAAGCGCTTGTTTCATCTTATCAATAGGTACTGCATTCAGTGGCGATGCCGCTGTTACAGGTGCTATTGATACAGGCGGCGCTGCTGACACAGGTGGTACCACAGCTGGCGCAGGCGCTGGTGCTGCTGCAGGAGGCGTAATCATAGACGGTGGGCCAGGGGGCTTTGCAACAGGCTGTGTGGCTGACGGCGGATTAAGTAGTCTAAACTGTTGAGGAATAAGCTGTTCAACGCCTGGCGTTTCAGCCATCATGCCTGCTTGTGAACCTGCAGCTGTACGACGTGACTCAAAAAGCTTTTGTTCTTCAATGCCCATACCATGCACGTTCTTAACAATCTCTGCCACTTTAGGCGACAGCATAGAAATCTGCATGTAAAGCTCAGGCGTTAATTTTGAAAGTGCAGAAGGCGGTAATGTGCCATCAGCTAGTTTTTGTGCAACTAGTTCAGGTGGTGCACCAATAGCTTTTGCAAGCAGCATTAACGCTTTTGATTGATTTTCAACTTCATACTTTTGACCCGCAATCTGCAACTTCATTTGCGACAATGGCACTTCCATCTCTTTTTGACGTTCTTGCTGTGCGCCTACAACATTAGCCACTCTACCAATGGCTTCACCTGTACTACCTGTGCGCCCTGGATCAAACAATGCACCAGCCACTTGGTACATATTAGGGCCTTGATTGGCCCTCATCTCAAGAGCATTTAGTGTCTTCTGTAATGCAGCAAAATACTCTGTTTTTGCCGCATCATCAGCACCTAGCATAGAAGGCGCTGCTGGGACTGTTGTAGGTAGTGCCATGATTATTCTCCGTCGGTAATAACATTACCACTTGCGTCTCTTGGGTATGGGACGTCGTTTGCACCAGTACCCATCAAGAAGTTGAGGCCGTCGTTTGTTACACCGCTCATACCTGTGTTACTTCCAAACAGATCGCCAATACCACTACCTGCTGATGTTAGTTGACGACCTAGCCAATTGCCAAATGACGTAGGCTGACCAGATGCTGAGGTGCTTGCTGCAGATAGCAATGAGCCAATGCCTGCAATTTGCTGCAATGGAGAAGCAGAATAAGCGCCTGGGATTGGTCCGGTATATGTTGAATTGACTGCTGTAGGGACTTGATAACCACGAAGTGCTTGAGCACCAGTATTTAATGTTTGTAGCGGAAACAACTGCTCATTTTGTGCAATCGTTTGCTGTTGCCCGCCCATGGTAGACAGCGCATTAATATCAGCCAATCCCATGTTCTGACCTGTAGTGGCCAAGTTACCTAGTTGTGATGATGCTGCAAGCTTGTTTGCCTGTTCTTGCTGTGCTGCAGTAAGTGCTTGGCCATAACCGGTTTGTAATGCCTGTGCTTGATTTAAGTTTAAGTTTTGCAGTCCAGTGTTGATGGCTTGACCTAGTACTTCTGCACCACGCTTTGAACCAAATTGGCCTGAGCCTACAGATGCCGCTGTGGCTTGAGGTGCCAAAAACTGGCTAATATTCCTTTGACCTAGATCACCTAATGCATTTACCACATTCTGTGTATAAGGCGTCATAAACCGGTTGACATTGGCTGCCACATCGGCTTCGCCTACACCAGATGCTAAGCCTGTTGCTTGATTTAATGTAGGCTGATAAGTCCCAGGAAGCGCACCAGCTGCTTGAAATGCTTGCTGTTGTAGTGGTTGAGCACCTACATACTGAGCAGCATTTGGTCCTGTAGTCTGGCTAGTTACATTACCTGCTAAATTACTTAAGTAATCAGTGTACCAACTAGGCGCGGTAGTTGTTTGACCTTGCGTGGTCGTAATATTCGGTAACGGGCTGCCTTGTGTAATTGCCATGATTAGCCTTTCATATATTCTAGGGGTGACTTGGCTTTAGGCGGAATCTTTCCCGCTGGTGCTGATCGTTTATGTTTACGGATGTTTTGTCGCATTTTATCCAAGATTGCAGCACCTGCATCATTTGAACCATTGCCAAGTGCTGCAACTGTGTCTGCATCAAACACATACTCACCATCTGCTAACATGGCAGGAATGCTGTCTGACTGCCCATCGCCTTCGCCTTTGACATGGTGCCCAGTGGCGCCGGTGATAAACTCAGGATTGTGCTCAGCAAGTCCGCCTTTGGCAAAACCTGCAATGCTGTTACCACTATCTAACATGCTAAGGCCTGCTCTTGCCAATGCACCGGCACCAGTTGATGAAGTTAAACCTGCCAGATTGCTAGATCCTGTAGTAGATGCTTTAAATGGCATACCTGAAGCAGGCATTGTTGCAGAACCTGCATTCATTAACGGCGTAGAACCACCGCCTGATGAGCCATAGTTGTAGTAACTAGTTGGTTTAGATTTGCCTGATAAGACTTGCAGTAATCGAGGGTCAACGTTTGCAAGCTGAGGGTAAAGTTGTGTAAGTTCACTTAGTACCATGTTTTGTTTCTCCAAAGGGGCTGCTGCCAGCATTGTGGCTGATGGCGCAGTAGGTAATGCTCCAGCTGTTGCTCCAGCTGTTGTAGTTTGTCCAAGATTAGAACCACCTACAGCAGACAATCCAGATGTAGGCGTTGACGGGCCTGTACCAGTAGTAATTTTGGCAGGGGTAGTTGTGGTAGGTGTACCACTTAAGTCCATCTCAACATCACCAGTATATGGGTCTCTAGGCGCTGTAACTACAACTTCTGGAATTTCTGTAACAGGCGGTTCTGTTGTAGTTGGTAATGCGCCTGTTGTTGTATCAACCCCTACGCTTGTGCCTGAGCCAGAAGTATCAGTTGTGGTAGGTAGTACTGGAGGTATAAAGTCTGTAGACCCAGTAGATAACTGTGGAGTTGTAGATGTATCTGTAGGGTTCTGTAATTGTGCTTGCAGGTCTTTTAATGCTTGTGCATCTTCTGCATTAGGCATAAACCATGCATTTTGATATTGATCATAATAAGAACCTTCAGGCCTTTGATCAGACATCGATGCAGGCATTAAGTCATAGCCAACTGGCGCACTTACTGTATTTGCAGATGCGCTCTCAGCATAAATAGGCGCACCAGACATCTCAACTCTAGGTAACCCACCATCAGAAGATGCTACTTGTGTGCCGCCGGAAAGTGCGCCAGTACTAGGTGTGCCTGATGTGGCTTCAGACATTCCAGCCTTGATAGCCGCATTTGACAATGCATCTTCTGGTGATTGTCCTGCAATAATGCCACTTGCAGTACTTCCAGCTATAGAACCTGCAGTAGTGGAGCCTGTTTGAGCCCCAACTTCTGCACCAACCTGATTTCCAAGTTGCGCGGCAATATAACTTTTTGCAAGGTCTTCTGGACTAGCACCTTGGGCAATAGCAGTGCCTACTGATATTCCAGTTCCAAGACCCGGCGCTATTAGGTTGCCTATAAACCCTGCCAACGGCCCCATGTTTTGAATTACTGACCCAAGGCCGGCTAAAAAACTATCATTCTGTTTAATGTATGGGTCATGTACCTCGCCTGTAGTAGTGGCGTATCTTCTGCCATGGCCGCCGCTAAGACCATAAGAAACTTGCCCATCAATAACTTTTAAACCATTTAACTCACCACCAAATACTTCAGTAGGTATTGGGTTAACGACGCTATCAAAAGGCACAGAGGCAAATGGGACTAAATATCCCTTTTCTGATAAGCCTTGGCTTTTAAGATAGTTATTTACACCCGTAGTTGATAAATCAACTTCTTGAGCCTTACTGCCAAAGTCTCTTAAATTGTCTAAGTTTGTGAAATAAGGCAGCAAGTATGTGTTGCTGCCTGCAGTCATACCACCATTTTCAGCAATGTTACTAGGTATATAACTGTATTGTTTGCCGTCTACAGTAAATGTGAGCGAATAAGTTGGCCCACCAGCAAACTGACTAGCTTCTGTTCTTGCCTTGTTTAACTGTTCAACTGATGGAAATGATGTAGCCATATATCTTTATGTCTGTTGTGTTTGATTTGCTACAGCACCAACTACAGCTTGCGCCCAGTCTTGCCATCGCGCAAATGATGATGCACTAGGCACAGCATCACTGCCAAATAAGCCAATGCCATGAAAACCATTTGCCCATTCTTGCCACTTGTTCTCATCATGCGGTATCTCAAGCTGCTGACCTGCATAGGCTTCACACATTAAAGACGCCCATTGGTCCCATGACAAATTGCGCGGATCATAGACAACACCTATTGTCATGTGCTGTAGCCTCGTACATCACCAAGCTCGGCATTCACTATCACTTTACCTAATTGGTAGTTACCACCTTGCACATTGCTAACAAACTTTAATCTTAGTTCTCGACGTTGCTCACGCATATCAATCTTGTTAGTTGTTGGCGTAAAGTCATACGCGTCACTAACTTTATCAGTAGCTTGTGCAAATGGGCGACCAGTTACATAGCATTGCATAGTGCCTGTTTGCACAAAGTCAGGTTCTACACGCTCAATACGAAGCCATCTATTTTCACCCATAGGTGAGCTTTGTGATGGGCCGCCTGATACCCAGCCAAGATCATTAGTCTCAAAATAGCTTTCAATTGCCGTTGCAACCACACCTTGGATTGCATCAGTGCCGAACTCGTGCTGATATAGTGACACATACGACATCACATAAGTTAATGTAATGCTAAATGGCGTGCCTGCAGTGGCCAAGCTAATAGTTAGTGTATTACCTACTACGTAGTTTAACCCTCTTGCAGTAATTGTAAAGTTGGTAACTACGCCGCCTGACACTGTAAATGATGCTTGTGCACCTGTGCCTGCACCACCTACCAAATTATTAAATGTGTAAGTACCATTGGCATAGCCGGTACCTGCATTAGTAATAGTGAACAAATTTACGCCGCCTGTCGCATTTACATTCCAATCAGCATTGATAGGGTAGTGAAACACTTGTGAAAAGTAGCCATCTGATCTTCTTGAGCCTAGCGCTTCACCAGCATCGTACCAGCAGTTTTCACGAATATTGTAGATGATGGCATCATTGCATTCAGTAGAACTGCCTTTAGGGTAAAACCACCACACTTCACCAAATCTAGGTACTTTAGTCACAAAGACTTTTTCTCTTTGATCATAGTTTAGATTGTCAAAGAAATAGTTCTGGTTAAATGGGTTTGGTATCTCTTTTACAACACCGTTGTACATCAAAAACCGGTCAACACCGCACCAATAATAGATGCCGTCATACTCAATCACTGATTGGCTAGACAAAATAGATGACTGACTAGAGATTAAGTCATACCGCCAGTACAAAGTAGATGTTATACCGCCTGAGTTTACGGTAGTAGGCGTATAGGACACACGGATTAATGAATCGATTGACCAGAATAACCCTGAAGGCGATGTCGTACCACCCCGAACAGGTAAACCTTGGACTATCTTTCCTGTTGCTACGTTAACCACGTTTGCATCGGCAGACACCCAATCATTAATATTACCTGCCGAACAGTTTTGGATTAACCCTGCATTTCCATACACAAACACATATGGGTGCAACACAACCACACCGCCTGACACAGAAATCTGATTGTTGATTGTTAACGTTACAGAGCCTGAGCCTGTGGCTGCAGCTGAGATTGTAAATGTAGTGGAATTGTTCACAACAGTCACCGTTGCACCACTTGGAATGTTAGTGCCTGATACTAGCTGGCCTGCACCAATCTGTGTAGTTGATGCCACTGTAATCGTTGTGGTTGAATTTAGTGTTGCTGCAATAGTGAACACACCAATTGCGCTTGCAGTGGTTGTACCAATCACATTGCCAAGAACAGGTGTGTCTACACTATTGTTGATGTCAACTAGATTTTGACCGGGGTGCGCAAGCAAAATTTGATTGTTTGTACCATTGGTGTCAG